ACGCATCTATCGGCTTGTTCGTCGTGCGCCCGTCTCTATCCACCAGCCATTTGTATTTCAACGCTTCTTCGCGTATTCCTACGCTTCTGCGCGTGAAGTGTATCTTATACCTACGGAGTATGTCAAGGCCGTGAACGATGCTGTCAGCACCTTTTACGCAAGGCACAACCCAAAGTCCCGTGTTCTTGATTTCTGCGATGGATTTCATTTCTGCTGAATCGGCCACAATCAGGTCACCGCGTCCGTAGCCGTTATCTTTCAATCTTCGGGAAATCTCATTGTTCATCATACCCGTCTCATAACACAATTCATCCACCCACAAGTCACCGTGAGCCATGCAGACCTGTTCAATGGCCGTTGGGTCATTCATAAACCCGAAGTCCATGCCCGTAGCTGTCCATTTCCTTTCGGCTGCCGGTGGCATACGCTCGACTAAATCCCAATTCTGCAAGATTAAGCCCGTGAGTTTTCCCGTCTTTCCGCGTGCATACACCTTCCACAGTTCTTCATCCTCAATGCCTTCGATGGCCGCGTGCTGTTCATCCGTCAGGAAATCATTGTTTCGGTGGTCGCTGTAAATCACCTCCACGTCATCGCGCCCCATCAGTAAATCATGCACCCAAAAACGCGCATTCGGATTGTAGTCAAGGAATATCTTGTACTTTGTGCGGATGGCCAGTTGCCAATAGATGTCATACGGAATGCCGTTGGCTTCGTTCACGAAAAGGTAGTCACGCTTACCCGATTTTGCATCTTGTTCATCCTGATATGATGTAAACTCAATGATGCTTCCGTTTGCAGCCGTGAAAATACGGTCACTCTCATTCGGTTTCCCGAACCACGCCCGATACGTGGGGCTTTCTGACCAAATGCGTTTGGCATCACGGTACGCACCTTTCTTCAAGTTCGGGATGTCCTGACCTACCACCGTGACAACGATTCCCTTCTGCTGGATAGCAAGCACAAAAAGCACATCAAGGATGTTCCAAGTCTTGCCTGAACTTGTACCGCCCTGATTCACCACAACCTTCTTTCGGCTCATGTAGTTTTCCCAAAAGAGTGTGGGCTTCTGCACTTCCTTTTCCGTCATCCGTTTATCTCATCCTCGCTACGTGGCAGACGTTCCATCCCTTCGGGCAATACCAGCCGTATATCGGGCAGACGTTCACCTCCGCTCGTTATGTCGATATTCTTTGGCTCACCAAACTGTTTTATATCCATCCAAAGTTTTGCGGCCTTCACGTTTCCGTGGGCTGCTTCGTTTTGGATGTTGCGCAATAGGGCTTCACCCTTCGCCATTTCGTTTCCGTCACCGATTGGCTCCGAATCCAGTTCATTGGCAATGCGCTTGAAGTCTTGCATCGTCATCGTGGATGCCTTACCACCTTTGCGCCCTGCTGCCCGTGCTTCATCCCTGTTTGCAGCGAATCGGCCTATCTGTTTCTTGAATGCTTCGTTTTCACCTCTCGGCATATCGTTTTCTCCTATACTTTAGACACTTTGTTTCTAACCATTGGAAGCCTTGCTTCTACCCATTGGAAAGAACCTTTCCGCTTGTTGGAAACGGGGCTTCCGCTGGTCGCTTGCTTAACGTATCAATCCCCATTCTGCGAACTTCTCAAAGCCGCCAATATCGCGGATGTACTGACGGGCTATATCTACAATCTCCGAATACGGATGGCCGTCCACCGTGTCATCACCGATGGCGCAAGTTATCTCCACGGGCTTACGGGTTCCAACGGCTTTCAGGTGGGCGTAGATATTCACGCTCACATCAGCCTTTGACAAGTCTTTTCCATGCAGACCTCCACCCGTAACGGCATCGCCCATGTCGCTTCCGAGTTTGCGGTTTGTTGCGCCTGAATCCACGTCAATGCCACCCGTCCAATCTCCAAGCGGATTGATATTCACCTTCCAAGAACCGTCAAGCAGTTCAACCATCAGCGATGCCACTCTTGACACGTCTTTTACGGTTGTGTTCGACTGGCATACGACAAGCCGCTTACGTTGCTCATCAATGATGTACTTTCCATCAAACGGACAATCAAAGAACAGCATACGGGCAAACTCCGCGAGTTTCGCCTGTTCGATGGTCGATGGCACTCCACGGAATATCCCGTTATCACCGCACTTGATTACGCCTTGCTGGTTGTCTGCAAGATGCTTGTCTTGCGGAATACTCAACAGTCGCACGGTTTTTACAGAACCTTTCGTTATGCGCTGCACGATTGGGTCAATGTCATCATAGTCAAATGTGATGTTACTTTCAATTATTATATAACAATATCCATGACCGATAAGCACCTCAACGGCTACCTTCGGATTCTCTTCCCGTGCGTATGCCAAATCCACTATCGCGCCAGCAATGCGGTCAGCAACTTTGTCTGGGTGTTCGGGGTTTACTTTCTCAAACATATTCTTTCAGTTATTTTGTTTAAATTTTGCGTATATGCGTTTCTTTTGCTTTGTCTGCATAACTTATCGGGTACGTATGAGAAAAGCGTTTATATCGCTTTATTTTGCGTCAAACGTTATTTTCTTGCAAATCTATGAGTTTATAGAACTCCCTTCTGCAATCCTGATTCTCCTTAAACATCCCTTCAAGATGGGCAACCGTCATGTTTCCGTTATTGCGCACCCCTCTCATGGTCTTGCACAGATGTTTACCTCGCATAACGAGAGCCATGCCCAGCACCTTTCCGTCAAGTGCATCCGTCAGCATCTTAACGATATCGGATGCAAGCCTTTCCTGTAACTGTAAACGGGCTGCACAATATCCAACCACACGGGCAACCTTCGATATTCCCAAAATACGCCCATCAGGTGCTGGTATATATGCAAAATAATACTTACCAAAGAATGGTAATATATGATGCTCACACATAGAATAGTAATCCCCAGCATCAAACACAATGTCGGTTGAATGTTCATCATTTGCGAAGGTGGTAATCTTTGGCTTCTTGTCAGGGTTATATCCCCTGAATATTTCCTTCCACATCCGCATGATTCGGTCAGGCGTACCTTTCAAGCCTTCCCTTTCGGGGTCTTCTCCGATGGCTCGGATAATTGTTTTCAACGCACGCTCAATATCTTCTGCGTTTGGAGTGATATTTTCCATTTTGGGTTCTCCTTTATGTATTTAACACATTGTTCAACAATCTTCTTATTTAACTCTACATCGCCAGTATCGCACGGCTGCAAATAGTAATGGGTAGCCCTGATGCCGTAGTCCTGCGGTTCGTTTATCCCATCGAACACAAGTTTCAGTTCATCGCATCTATCAACCACCACTTTGCCCGCATTGCCGACAAAAGGTTCTTTCGGGCTGATGGTAAGCCAGTTTAGAAGAAATGGCGGTTTGCGTGTTCCGTTGCTTTCCATTGCCACATAATACCCTCTTTCTTGCAGTAAATCAATAAGCGCAGTTGTATTAACGATGGTCGGTTCTCCTCCCGTAATGACTACGTTATTGCATTTATCAGATAACTCGCAGACAGCATCCACAATCTCGTATTCATCCATTTCCTTGTAATCCTTAAAATCGGTATCGCAAAATGGACATTTAAGATTACAACCGCTCAGGCGAATAAATACGCACGGTGTTCCTGTGTGCGCCCCCTCGCCCTGAATGGAATAAAAGATTTCGTTTACTCTCATAACTTAATCTTCTTCATAAATTGCAATATTACCCTCGCTCTCCTGTACTTTGGCTTTATAGCATTCGGGTATCTGCTCAACAATCCAACGGGCTATATTTTCGGCCGTAGGATTAAACGGTAGCAACTCGTTAAAATTCCCGTGGTCTAAATAACCGTGAATCTTCTCTTTAATATGCTTAAAATCGCATATCATCCCATCCTTGTTTACTTCTTTTGCCTTGCAATAGACCGTCACAATCCAGTTATGGCCATGAAGGTTTTCACATTTGCTTTCGTAGGATAAATCAAGATGATGACATCCCGCAATCTCCATTCTTTTTGAACAGTAATACATAATATTTGGTTTTTGATTAATAATCGTAAATTGTCTTATCTTCTATACCAGCATCATTCAACGCTTCTTTACGCTCAACACAAGTTCCGCATTTTCCACAATGATGCTCACCACCTTTATAGCATGACCACGTTTCCGAATAGTCAATACCCATATACTTTCCGAGACGGGCAATATCTGTCTTTGACATACCAGTGTAAGGCGCATAAATCTTTACCCGATTATATGTTCCGTAACTCATGGCATCCGACATCGAAGAAATGAACGTAGCCCGACAATCGGGATAGATGGCATGGTCTCCCGAATGATTGGCAATCATAACCTTTGTAAAACCGTTGCTTTCTGCAAGCCCGCAAGCAATCGCCAGCATGATGCCATTACGGAAAGGAACCACGGTGGATTTCATATTTTCATCCTCATAATGTCCTTCGGGTATCTTATCCCCACCTTCTAAAAGCGAAGATTTAAAATACTCATGGATAAACGAAAGGGGGATAATGAGATGCGGAATACCCAGCCGTTCGCAATGCAGTTTGGCAAATGCTATCTCTTTCTCCGCATGGTTAGAGCCATAGTTAAAAGTAATAGCCAGCCCGATAACTTTCTTGTAGTTGTATAGCATGGTAATTGAATCCATGCCACCGCTTACTATGATAACAGAATCTTTCATAACTATAAATTTTTATCTGCGTATTGGCTAAATTTTACCCATTCTTTAAAATTATTCATTGCACTTTCGTGCGGTTTTAGTCTACTGTTTAATGGCTTTTTTATTTGTTCCATTGTTTTTAAAAATGGATTAAATCTATAAAGGTATCCACCTCTATTTCCATAAAGCCAAGCAGTTGAATCTACACTATCAAAATGGTATTTAAATAATCCATTTACGCTTGTATATCCAAGACCGTGAATTTTTGCGCCATATTCATGCGCTGTCCTGATAAACCACGGGAAAGCCTTTTCATATATATCTCTCGGTATCTCTTTGGAAACGATACCACCCAGCGCAACGTATGGATATTCCTTGCACATATCGATAAAATACTGCTTTCCTCTTTTCTTATGCCATACTGGTATGGGTTTCTTTCCCGTCAGGCTTTCAAGCATATTGCGATAATATTCCACTTTCTTAATTCCTACAATGGAATCAATATCAAGTTCAAAGAATAAATCTATGTTGTAGCGGTTAATAAATTCAGCGTAATTTTGCGTATATTCTCCCCAATCAATCGTTTCTTTGTGGTTGCCAATTAAAAAAGTAAATGCACCGCTATCAAGCAAAAAATGCTCGCATTGAGTGTATCGACGTTCAAAATGTATATTTTTTGAAACGTAATAAAACGATTCAAGAATATTACATCCTTTCCACGTTTTACATTGCGTGCCATTTTTTACAGGATTCTCCCCAGCAAGATGTAAATTCATTATTTTTTGTTTTCCACCTTCACCCGCCAAATATATTTTCATTGATACCTGATACCTTTATAATCCGAAAGGGATATTTTTATCTGCTCAATCAATTCTTGTTTCTTATCCGAAAGGTCATCAGGCAACGATAACACGATTTCCACCGTATCGTTTTTCTCTGCTGGTTCTTCGGTATCTAAAAAGAAATTATTCAGTTCTTCTTCCGATGGCATCTTCCAAGTATCCACGCCCCAATCATCGAGTTGTTCGGATTCCCATTCGTTGGCCAGCACATCCCAATCCCATGCACCGAATGAAGAATTGTCCTTGATGATGAACTCACGCTTTTCTTCCTCGGTGAGCGATTCGGCATGAATCACGGGTACGGTCTCATCCTTGAACCATGCATCCCAATGAGCCAGCAACTCATTCTTTTCCTCCTGTGGCTTGTTGGCATACTGTCGAATCTGCTGCAACCTTTCGGGGATGGCATCGCGCCCAAGTTTCTTGATTTCCTTCAATGCGCGTGTACGCATATTTCCACCAAGCGCAACGCCCTTCTCATCAATGACGATGGGTCGGATGGTCAGCATCTTCGGGAAAACAAGGATGCTCTCAACAAGTCTGCGCAACTTATCTTCCGTGATAGTGCGCGGATTCTTGTCATTGACTTTAATCTTGTTAAGTTTGATTAATTGTACTTCCATACGTTTGTAACTGTTTGATTGATTGAAACTTCCGTTTGCAAATATAAAAAATACTTATGACATAAGCACATTCGTTACGGTTTTTTAACAATACGCCTTATTGCTCTCTGCCTTGCGTATGCCCTCCACTTCTCATCGCATCGGTGCTGGTATTCACGGAATCGTTTATCCATCCGTATCTCTGCCAGCACATTCGCCAAGTCCGTCACGGGCAACCGTTCCATTTCTTCGTAGGTCATTACTTTATTGCTTCTTTAAATCCTTCGATAATAGTTTGATTGCTACAATATTGTGGCCAGCAGTTTTCAAGCCAACTGAGAGTATCTGCAATTACATCAGCCCTACCTTTCTCATATTCTGTACGAAGGGCTTCATTTGCATCTTTCACTTCAAGGGTGTCGAGAAATACTCGCAGACTGTTAATTGCGAACAACTTCCCAGAAAGCCAATCAATTTTATTTTGAACTTGCGGCTGAAATTCATCAATAGGCTTAACTTCTGCCAACCTTTCTATCTCCGCTACTAAAGCGGATTTGTCAATGTATTGTGCCATAACTACCAAAGATATTTATTACATTTTCTTTCAGCATCCTTGCGGATGTATTGAATACTGTCTTTATCAATGACTCCGTTTAACTTTGGTAAGTCCATTGATGGATTAATCCATATTTTCTATGGTGCTTCGTTTGCTTTCATAACTTATTCTCCTTTTAGTTTCTTTAATTGTTCTTTCAAACCAATCAATATATCTATTTGTTTAGGTGTGAAAACACGCTCATACTTACTGGCAAGTTCAAGAACAGTTATCTGCTCATCACTCGGCTTCCAAGTGTTTTGTTTGAGTGCTTTAAACTTGTTTTTAATCCATATACATTCTTTGATTGAGAGTAAATCACAAACTTCTAATTTGTGTAGGAACGAATTAAGCATTTCTTCATCCTCTTCACTCAAAGGCCTCTGCGGCTCTCTTGCATCAACTATTTCCCAACCATTACGAACAATAACTGTATGCGCTAACTCGGAAATAGAGTCTTTCGTAATATGACAATCATAAGCCTTGTCAATCTTCTGCTCTTTCTGCCATTGAGCACCTGCTTTAACTCCCCAATAGTATCCTTTGGTAAGTGCATTCCTGTCAATAAAATCTATCTCATATTCTCGTTCACCAAACAGTTCGGATTCCCTTTTGGCAAATTCTTCCAAGTCATTGCTTACAGGTTCTTCGCCTTTCTTGATTATCACTTTATCACCCTCAATAACTGCGTGATAGCCTTGTGGGATGAAATATGTAGCTTCCATCAGTTCACTGTCAAATACCCCAAATGGTATTTCTTGTTTCTTTTCGTAATCCATAATTATTTATTTTTAGTTATTCGAATCGGAAGCCCAGCATACCACCACGCCAGCAATGCCGCATCGCGTTCCTCCTGATTGGTACGGCCATGAATGCCCGTGATGGTTGCAAGTTCCTCATGTGTTATTTTTCTATCGTGGCCGTTCCAAATCTTCTGCAACGGCTTCACCACCTGAAACGGGATAAATAGATATTCGCACATTTCCGCAATCAG